ATTTTGGTTCCCTCCTCGGGGCGTTGGGGGAACTCGGGTATGGGTTCGCCTACAGAGTTCTTGACGCTCAACACTTTGGAGTCGCACAAAGACGCAGAAGAGTCTTTCTTATCGGATACCTTGGAGACTGGAGACCTGCCTCAGCGGTTCTATTTGAGTCAGAAAGCCTGTGCAGGGATATTGCGGAGAGCAGAAGTAAGAGGCAAAAAGTTACCCGAGCGATTGAGGGAGGCCCTACTCCACACCGTAAATCAAGCAGAGCAACAACCAAAGACGGATTAGAAACTTGGGTAGAAGATCAGGTGTCAAATACATTGAATTGTTTTGATGTGGGAGACGTTAGATCTACTGTTTCTGTTGTAGAAAACGGATCTTGGTGGGACGGAGGACAAACAGCCGCTAGTTTAACCACTCGTTGCCATGATCAATATATGCCCGATAAAGGGCATTTTTCCGCTGTAATTCAAAAGGACGTTTACGAAAATCACCCAAACGATAGTCGAGTTAAAGAGATGGGTGAAACAAGTAGTACAGTTACATCTCGTTGGGGAACAGGTGGTGGAAACACACCAATAGTTTCTGAAACAAAGTGGTTATCTCCAAATGATTCCGAAACAGTAGGATCTTTATTAGCAAGAGACTACAAGGGAATGGGAAATCAAGACCTAGAAGACGGAAGAGGACTAGTTGTTTCTGACCCACCAGTTGCTGTTGATATGTACAACATGAGCATCAACGAGCAGACTTCTCAAACTCTTTCATCCTCCGCTTCGGATATCAATCACACAGGTGGTACAATTCAGAACGCAAGAGTTCGTAGATTAACTCCTGTGGAGTGCGAGAGACTACAAGGATTCCCCGATAACTTTACAAACATTCCATATAGAAAAAAGGAAGAGTCTCCCGATGGTCCAAGATACAAAGCGTTAGGCAACTCAATGGCTGTTCCTGTGATGGCGTGGATTGGACAAAGAATTCAAGAAGTTACTGATATAATTAACGAACAAAACAATGTCGAAAACAAATAAAAAAATAGTCTCAGCAGTTTTACTTATTGCAATAACTTGCCTAGCATTAAGCTGCACAACAAATAATTACTACCCATTAAGTAAAGAAGATTACCAAATGTTTAAGGCTACTTACATACCAAGGGATACTGTTTATGTAGATCCTATTACTATTGGAACAACAACTGATCCCGAATGAAGACAGTAAATAGTTTAAGCGGAGGGAAGACATCTTCGTACTTAGCGGTTCATTACCCTGCTGACTACAATGTCTTCTCTCTTGTGAGGACCGATGATAAGCGAGTTCTCTTTCCAGACGAGAAGGTAAGACAGATTGTTTCCGACAAGATTGGGAAGGAATTCATTGGGACTCTTGAAGAAGACACAATTGTGTACACAATGTTGGACCTTGAGCAATACATCGGGCAAGAAATAATATGGCTAAGTGAGACAACCTTTGAGAAGGTAATCAAAGTTGCTGGGGGTTACTTGCCAAATGTAACGAGAAGATTTTGCACCTCTAAAATGAAAGTTGAACCTATTGCCCAATGGTGTTATGAGAACACAGAACTTCCTATAGACATGAGAATTGGATTTCGTGCAAACGAGATGAGTCGTGCAAGAACTATGTTGAATAAGGCTGAAGACGGAATAGAAATGTTTAAGTTTAAGGTAGGCGAAAAGAACGGAAGAAAAAAGTGGAAGACATTGCCATACCGAAGTGTCTCGTTCCCCTTGATCGAAGACGGAATATTCAAGGACGCTGTAGAGACTTACTGGAAAGACAAACCTGTTCGTTTTGCTTACAAGAACAATTGCGTAGGTTGTTTCCATCGCAACGAGATTTTCCTCAACCACATGAGCAAGAGGGACGAGAAGCAGTTTGATTGGTTCATGAGAATGGAGCAGGAAAACAACTGCACGTTTAAGAACGGAATCACATACGAAAAGATAAAGAACTACAAGATGCAGTTGGATCTATTTGATGAAGACTTTAACGACTGCGACTCTGGATATTGCGGACTATAAAAAACAAATACGATGAATAAATTTCTAATGGCAGCTGTGATCATAACAGCGATAATAGTATTCCTCTCCTACTTTGGGGGTGATGATAACCAAACTGGATTTCAATCATGACGATTAAACTAAACGAATCTGAAGTTCACTTTTTGAGAACACTTGCCTCCACAAGATCTTTCTTCAGTAGAAAGAAAAATGTGATGGACCAAAAGTTTGCCTCGGACAAGTCGGGGTTTGAAATAGACTTTGACGGATGTCTTTCGGAGTATGCCTTCTGCAAGTGGCACAACATCCATTTCAGTTTGTCTTTTGGAGATGATACGGCAGGTCAACCAGACTGCGTGTATAAGAATTTGACAATAGACATCAAAAGCACTCGCCTTCCAAAAGGGCGTATGATTGTCAAGTTAAACTCTCAACCGATGGATATGTACGTCCTCGCCATAGTGGAGGATGACTACACAATTCGGTTTGCTGGATACTCTCGTTCAGAGGATGTAAAAAAAGAAGAGAACATTCGTAACCTTGGGACAGGAGACTCGTATGTGTTAGAACAAGACCAACTATTAAGATTTAAAGAAAATGCACACAAAAAAAATTAAGAAGACATTCTTCCACGATCAGGAGGAAGGGAAGTTTATGGAAGTCTCTGAATGGGCTAATGGCGCAGGAGTGGATATTGCTATAACCGATGATAAGGGCAGACAATTGATTCCTCTCTCCTATAGAGACGCAAAGAACCTGCGAAGATTAATCCGACATATCCTAAGACCAAATGTTGATTAGAGGCTACTATATCGAGGCTTTGGAGGTCCTAACCAATAGCGGAAACATAAACTTCTTCGACTTAACTCCAACTGAACAACTAGTAAGAACTATGTTCGACATTCGAGACGTAATGTCTATACGTCAAGTGGATGAATTGGTTCCGGAGTATGCTGTAATAGAAATAGGCATGGGAAACCCACGCCTATTCAAATTACCTTACGAGTCTATAAAGTCTATCTTTATGAACCGAGATTCTATCTAGTCCACTCCTTAGGACCACGACAAGACTTCGGAATTATACTAATACCTTTTTTTCTTTTAGGTGTGTTAGTAGACATATTTTTCTTACCACCCTTATCTGGTTTAACCTTATCTCTCCAATCTTTTTGCTTGGGAGTTTCATTGGCAGGAACTCCTTTGTAAGAAATGGTTTTTATAGACTTGTCAACCTTTTGCTTTTTAATCCCCTCGTTAAGACTTTTATTCAACGCTTTTTCTTCTCTTCGAGCCTGTCTCTTTTCTTGACGAGGGTTTTTATCTGTAGACATTCCTGTAATAGGGTTAGTTTTAGAAGTGGTGTACATTTTAGCCATAATTTTATTGTTTTTTATTTCCGTATAATGTTTTTCCTGTTGCAGCTATAGGATTAATATCTTCTTGGTAAATTTTTTCCCTTATACGCCTTTGCAGCTTTTTCTTCTAACGGAACATTTTTTTTGATTCTACTAACATTATTAGGATCTTCCATGTAAGTTCTTACAGTAGTTTTCTTTCTGTTAGTTTTTGGATTATCATCCCAATTTTTAGTTCTTCCTGCTGATCCAGTATACTTTGTTTTATTGGTAACGTCAATAGAATCATTTTTTCTATTCACCTTTATCTTACTAGTCGAAACTCTTTTACCAATATCCACTTTTTCAAAACGCTTAGTACCTGTAAATGGGTTTCTAATTTGAGTTGTACCCTTTAAATTAGTCTTGACTTTTTTCTTGGCAACAAAGTCACCTGTAACTTCACGAGTTTTAGTGGTTGGGGTTTTTGTAATCTTTACATCACGCCCTAATAAATTTTTTCTTGTGATAATTTTAGCCATTATTAAAACCTCTTAGGTTGGTTAGTTCCTTTGTACATTTTCTTCGCACTCTCTCTAACTGAAAGTTTGTTTTTAGTTTCTTTTGCTTTCTTAGGATCTACACCAAAAGCTTTAGAAGTAGTCTTTTTTCTACTTGTCTCAGGATTTACATCAAGCATACGCTTTCTACCTGCCGCACCTGTATATTTAGTCTTGTTGATAACATCAACCATCTGCTCTCTTGGAGAAATTACCATTTTACTTGAAGTAATTTTCTTACCTCCAGTCTTTAAATTTTTAGACACTGTAGTTTTTGCTACGCGATTTCCAGTGACTTCACGAGTTTTCTCATTACCTGAACGAGTAATTTTAACATCACGACCTAAAAGGTTCTTGCGTGTTTTTACTAATGGTTGTTTCATTTTTTTTATTTTTAGTATGCGTTATTAGTTGATTGGACAATTCTATAAACATCAACCTGAGAATGAAGGCGAGCTACATTAGCTCCTGCCGCGTTCATTATATCTCTATTGGATTCATAACATATAAAACTCTCATTGTTTTGCCAATCAGGGTCATATGGAAAATAATTTGAACAATAAGTTTCATTATCTGTGTCCAATCCCTTATTAGCCAAATTTACTTGATTTAAAGTTGGTGTTGTATTAGGAATACTCGCTGTAACTCCTTGAACAATTTCAGTTTTAACGTATTGCAACTTGTAAAAATTGTATTCCTCGTATCCCGCACCATTTGGGATTCTTACAACATTCTGAGTATCTTCTAATTCTTTTGTACCTATAATCATCGCTTTAAATATTTACACAAATATACTATTTTTTTATTAACAATTCCATTTTCTTAACGAAAGTGCCTTTCTTGTTGGGCGGCCTTTTTCGTCCTTCATTGGACCCGGCATACCCGACATTCTAGCGCAGAAAGATTTACGTCTATTAGCATCCTTACTTCCTGGTTTTAGTTTAGATGGTTTAGTAGTCACAGCGGTTTGCAACTTCGATCCAGGGTTAGCCTTTCTATAAGAAGCAACACCTTTTTTATTGAGGCCACCTTTTGGGTCCTTACCCTCCTTTCGAGTCCATGCTGGTGTCTTAGCCATTAGCTTTATCTTTTTGCCGCTTTTCTATATTCATTACCTATTCCAAGAGCCATAAGCCCATTTTGAGCAGCAACAGCAACTCTTTTTGGTAACTGCTTTGCTTTATATATCCTTGTTTTATTCAAAGGATTTCTTTCAACCTTTTTACCACTCATGGTGTTAACTTTATCATTATCTAAAATAGTTTTGTTATTCTTACGAGCATTCTCTTGTGCTTTTTTATTTGTAGCAAAAGCGTCTCTTTTTTTTGTAACCTCTATATCTTTTTTAGTTACTAATACTCTTTGGTTAGGATTAGATGATGGTGTGTATTTTCCACCTTTTCTTTTTATAAAGTTATCTAAGTTTTTTGTTTTCACAGCCTTTACATCACCCTTTGATTTGAATATTCCTTTGTATCCAAGAGGGGCTTCAGTTGTGCTTCCACTTTTTACAACAACAGTTCTTTTTGGAGAAATAGATCGAGTCTTAACCACTTCCTTTCGAGTAGTAGTTGTACCCCTTTTATCATTTCTTTCAGTTGTAATATTTGTCTGTTTATCTTTAACTTGTCCAAAAATGTTTCTTCTACCTCTGTAGTCTCCATTAGGATTTGAAGCTTTCTTTTTTCTGTCAGTATTTGTTGCCATTACTTTTTCTTTTTAGTTTTAGAGTTGATAATTTTTTTCTGCATTTCCATTGCGGCAGTAGGAGCCTTTGGTTTTGCGCCAGTCTTTTTATTTTGAGCTGCCTTGGCTCTCAAATTATCCCAAAGTCCTCTTGGAGACACGCTACCATCCTTTCTTTTAAGCATCTGTTTTTTCATCGCCCTTGACCTCTATATGATTTAACATAGTTTTTAGAGTTCTTTGAGCAAGAACACTTTGTCTTTGCGATTACACCCGGTCTGCGGACCTTCGGTTTCTTCTTAAATGTGCTAGTTGACTGAACCTTTGCCATATTATATTTTTTGCTAAACAAAGATATGTAAATAAGTTTCTCTCCGTATATTTGTATAACCAAAATTTATAGTCATGAGCGAACTACTTTTTCTTAAATCTCAACTTAAAGCCTTTCATCCCGAGTGGACTAACGAGCAAATTGAAATGGAGGCTATTAGAATAAATAACGAGGCACACTCTATCGAGGACGATGACGAAGGGTGCTTATACTGTGGGTCATGAAAAAGCCGAAATATAAATGCCCTGTCTGTGGCTACTACAACGCTCACCAACTTGGATGTCCCGAGATAGACAAGAAGATAAAGTTGTGTGACATTGTCAACGACTACAAAGCTGCGAAAGAAAGTGGAGAGGAATACAAACTTCCTCCAAATCTATAATCCGTATTGTTGAAAACTTACTAATCATTACTCCAACAACTTTTGTATATTTGTGAAAATAATAAACAAAATGCAAAGATTAAAAGTAACAAACGAGACAGTACAGGAGTTTGCTCTCTCATGCCATAAACTATTAACCGAGTTGTTGGCCCTTAACATGGAGTTGAGCAACGAAGAAATTCTCGAGTCTTTTGAGGGACTAACTAAGGACCTAACCTCTGTAGCAAACGATGCTCTCAACGCAATGAGAAATGATCCGGAGTTCCAACAAGAGTCTGTTGCTTTTCTAAACGCTTTACAATTAGGGGCATCCAATGAAGATAGTGAAGCAGCTAGTTTATGAGCGAATGCTCCGCAAGACCTTTAGTGAGGATATCTCCGATGAGTTGAAGTTAGAGGTCTTGACATGGGTACTCTCTCAAATGAATAAGAAAGAAAAATAAAAATGCAACCACACAGAGCGTCTCCTCGTAATAGATGTGGTGTATGTTACCCTTGAGTACAGCTAACAGCATTTTTGAAATTAAACATAAATGATTGATAAAAACACAAATGTCTAAACTTATTTTTTAGACATTCGTTAGACATTTTTTTAGACATTTATAGATATGACACCAAAAGTTAAAGCAAAGGAATTAGTCGATAGCTTCATGAATTTGAAGCCTCCAAAACTATCCGACTACTCTCAAATATACCTCCCTACAGCAAAGCTATGTGCTTTAAAAGTAGTAGACGAAATTGTCAAGGAGGTTCTAGAATTTCAATACGATGAAACAACTGCTCCACACAGAATCTACTGGAGGAAGGTGGAGTTAGAAATAAAGAAGTTATGACACCAAAGGAAAAAGCGAAGAGTCTAGTCGACAAGTATTGGATATATCTACGAGCAGGACTGCTTTA